CTTGCAAATAATCTTACCTATAATTCTAACAGGCAATATAGGATGTCTACCCTTAACTTAGGTCTGTTAAATAGCCCTGATTTACCATCTTTAAATCATCAAGATATTGCAGGTGCAATTTACTATTTGATTACTGCATTTCCAAGTATAGAAATTCCTGAAGTCACAATTCAAGCACATGCAAACTACCAAGAAGTGCAAAGTGATAAAGAAGATTTAAAAATCTTGGAAAAATTTACTAAATAATAATATGAGTATAGATTACAACGACTTCGGATTTACAGCCATGGATGCAGATGAACTTGCATCTGTTGACACTAAGATAATTGAAAAGACTACTTCTGCAACGGAAGTGGTTAATCAGATGGATAACTTTATCAGACCTTTATTAGAAAACCTAATGAGAGATTCAGATAAAGATTACATCTACTGGCCTAACAGAACAGAGATTCTACAAAAGAAACTTGAAGAACTAAATTTAATTCAAGAAAAACTCTAAAACCCCTTTACAATCCCTGCCACTTTTTTGTATACTAGTTGAGTATTAAAAAACTACAACTTAAGGAAACAAAAATGAATGCTACTGAAAAAACATATGTAGAACTTGGAAGAACACTTATTACTTTGTGTGAGAAGAATGAAATATTTAATGGACAGGACGAAGAGTCTCTCACAATGTGGAATGCGGCTGTTACTGCAGGAAATAAGATGTGTACTTATGGTACAACATGGTCTAAGTTCAAATCAACAGAAGATTTATCTGAAATAGAAAAGAAGGCAGTCCTTCAATATCTAAATCAGAAAGTTTAGGGTCGCAAGACTCGGGGACGGGTGAAGGTCAAGTATCACAAAGTCTACAACTATTACACGATTGGTGTGTGAGACCTAACCCCCCCTTTTTTATAGGAGAAAAAATATGATACACGACATCTTTATAGGATTTCTAATGATATCAATGACAGTTCTACTCTATGTAGGATTACACTTAAACAAACCATTCCCATGGGAGAAAAAAGATGATGAGTAGTGCTTGACAATCCTAGCCATTTTATTGTATACTATGTATATAATGACAAAACAAGATAAAATCAAAGAACTAAAACTCAAACAACTCGAACTGGAACTTGATGTACGTTGCTTACAGAGTCAGATAAGGTCAGAGAAAGAAAGACTAGAAGAAATGAAAACTGAAACTAGTTTGGGTGAGGACTGGTCTTCTAGTGTTTGTATTTTAAGAACACAAAAAGACCTTAAGACTGCTGAGAAACAATTAATCAGAAAACAAAATAAACTAACCAAATTTCTAAAGGAGACAATATGAAATTATCAGAACTAGTAAAAGAAGTAAATGCAGAACAAGTTGCATTAGAAAAAGCAGATGAGTTATGCAACTTAGTTGAGAAACTATGTGAGGATTTAACCGTCCATACACATAGGAAATGGAATCATACCATAGGTAGAACAACCCATGACTATTCAATCGGAAAGAAATACATTAGAATATTTTCAGTAGAAGATGGAAGTCCATCATCTTGTTGGGGATTTATAAATGTATTAGATTTTATAAAGGGAGAAGTCTCATTTAAAACTGGAGACATTCTTATGTCTTCGGGATGGAAGACTCCTGCTGTTAATAAACCAAGAGGTAACTTATACAAAGGTTATGATGTTAGTCTCGGAAGTAGGATTCACGGCCCCGATTATTTAAGGTAGGGCTTGACAACCCCCGCCACTTTTTGGTATACTATGTATATAATGAAAAACAAGGAAAACACTATGACACACTTAACCCACATCAAACTTGGAACTGCAAGAACTTACGTTATCACAACTCAAAATGTTGAGTGTTACGGTGGTGCAAATCATAAGTTCAAAGGTGGTTCTACCTATTCAATTCACTTTCATGTGACCATGGAAGAGTGGGACGAAGAGTCTATGTACGAAGTCCCTTCTCTAAGTGAGGCAAGTGCGGCTGCATTGGTCATGAAACATGTCAATAGATTTAATGGTCTGCAGGGTTCATTCGACTACATCACTGATATTAAAGTGGTTGCAAGTCCCTTTGAGACGCCTGACCACCCAACTTGGAATGGTCATGCTGACAAACTCATTGAAGAGATTGAAGAGTCTCAAGTTGAGGTTGCATAATGACTACCAAACAGAAGAGACAAATTCGTAATATGATTCAATCCACATTAAAGATTGTGGGTTGTTCATTTTTATTCATAGGTATGACAATGGCTCTTGGAGTCAATCCACATATGGAACTCATTGCATATCTATTATTGTTCGTAGGAACTTTACTAATCATTGTTCATAGTTTTAGAAACAATGACCACATGTATCTACTTGTGTCTTCTGCTGGGTTTGTCCTAGTTGGAAATGCATTCTTAGATACTGAAACTGCATTGACACTTGCAAACCAATATGGAATTGCACTCACTGAAGAACAAGGTTGGTTTTCAAAATACGGTAAAGTTCTAGTAGAAGTTATTAAGGAGATGGTATAATGGTTTCAGTATTAAGGTCAGAACATGGGTATACACTGGGTTATACTTATGGAACAGTGTTGCAGACAATCTATGAGACTGCAGAGAAGTGGGTAATATCCAGTCCAAGAGGAACTATGAGTTTTAGTAAGAGGTACTATTCTCATGAACAGATTGACAAGATTTATAATAATTTGATAGACGAGGTATCAGTATGAAAAAAATAATTAGTTTAATATCTCTACTAGTAATAGTAGGGTGTGGCGGTGGAGGAAGTGCTGGTGTGACACTATTGTCAGCTGACCTTACACCAACACCACCAGTTTACACATCAGTAAACAATTTTAAGATATGGGAACATGTAGACCAAATCAAAGTGATTGATGGTTATGTTGAGGGTGCAAATGTATATGTAGATTTAAACTACAATGGTGTACAGGATGCAAACGAACAGAGTGCTTTTTGGACAGGGGAACAAGACCCCTATGATATTTGCATACAAGTTGATGCAGACTACAACTGTACTCAAACTGCAACACTCAACCCACCCGAGAATTACTATTGGTTTTTAGACCAGTCAGTAGTTGATAGGTATAACGAACAAGTTGCAAGTGGGTATTACGGAGAAGACCCATACACCCCATGGTGGGAAGAATACAATGTGACTCCGTGGAATGCAGGGATAACAGATAGTTGTCATTACGGTAGAAGACTTATCAGAGCAGAAGTTCCAGTAGGTGCATATGATTCTGAAAGAGGATATGTAGAGTCTGCATATGAAATGGGATACTTACCATACAGTCAATACGGTAACTGGTATGGTGAGACAGATTTTAACATTACACCTTTTCTAAGTTTACTAGAATTCTATATTGCAGAATTAAATGTACAAGAAATACCATACAGTGAAAGTTGTGGTTCTTATGCAAATGATGTACTGGAAGAACTTCAATTAAAGATGGAAGGAGTTATGAATCAATTACAGGAGTCCTATGACATAGACCCATCATACTTTTATGATGATTTCCTATTAAGTGGTGATACTGATAAACAAGTACTTGCAGAGAGAGTCGTTGACTTTTTAGCAACGTCAGAAGCTTTGAAAGCTTTGGTGGAAGCCTCCGTTGCTAGCAATGTAAAACAATACTTGGGTGAGGGAATGATTACTTCCGTATTGAACAATGAAAACTTTACCAGTTTAGAAACTGATATCTCATACGAAGAGGATGGTAGTATTACTGTTGGAGAGTTTGAACAAATAAAAAGATTCTATTTTCATAACATTACAATAGACAACAGTGGTAATCTGTTAGACAGGAATAATCAAACTATGGCTATGACATTGAGTAATGTGTCCCAAAGTGCTGACTTCTATGAGGAGTCTCTTAATCTATTTGCAGAAAACTATATCAATGATGATGTAGATGTAACACTTAAAGATTCTACTATGCAAGATTATGACAGTGAGGGTAATCTAAGAATTACTGAATCAGAGTTCATATTGTTTTCGGATAGAGAAACTAATTCACAATTTGATAGACAAGTCAGTCTTACTGATACAGGAAAGTCAATTAGACTTAGAGATTGGTATACAGACCAACCCACATACAATACAGTTCTATTGATAAACAATGCATCTAATACATTAGTAAACTACAACATAGAGAACATAGTAACAAATGCAGACTTAACCACTGCAGTAAATGTGTATACTGAACTTGGTAACATTCCCAAAGGAATAGACAATGTAAATACACTACAAGGGTATATCTATAGTGGTGATGAGTTGCAGATAGAAAAGGTTGACACTACTCAAACATATGTTTACAGTTATACTACTAGTGGTCAATACTGTTTAGTGCTTGACAATGCTACCCGAAATCAAGTATCATATAATAGTGGGAGTGACGCTCTCACCGAATGTCAAATACTTATAGGAGATTAATATGACTATTTTTAATAACTACGAATTACTTGCTAAACAATCAATAGTAGACGGAGAACAAAAACTTACAGAAGACCAAGTAAGGTCTATGATGGGTGCTCCTTCTAGAGAAGAGGAAGAGATATGTACATGTGGAGACCCGATTGATACATGTCCCGACTCATATGTTCATATGACACAAGGAGTATAATATGAGGAGACCCGAAAAATTACGAATGAGATATTACTATCTTGCACTAGGTATATGGTTAGGTTTCCTAACTGGTATTCTTACATCAAAGGTTGAGGCCTCTGATGCAAACAATGAGATTTATTGTATGGCACAGAACATATATTTTGAAGCAGGTAATCAACCTCTCGCAGGTAAGATTGCAGTTGCACAAGTTGTACTCAATAGAGTAGAACACTATGCATATCCCGATACCGTATGTGGTGTTATCTATGATGCAAAGTATAAAACAAACTGGAAAGGTAATCTAGTTCCTGCATTAAACCAATGTCAGTTTAGTTGGTTTTGTGATGGTAAGTCAGACCTCCCAGTGGACAGTACAACTTGGTTATCCTCTATGCACATTGCAAGAGATGTGATACAATCTAAGTATGGAGACATTACAGAAGGTTCAACTCACTATCACGCAACATGGATGCATCCTTACTGGGCAGACTCATTGAATGAGACTGTACTTATTAACGAACATATATTTTACAAATAATTATGAATTTATTTTACTTACATAAAGACCCAATCCAATCTGCAGAAATGCATTGCGACAAACATGTTGTCAAGATGATTATCGAGTATGCACAAATGTTGTCCACTGCACACCGTATGTTGGATGGTAAACAGTACACTGATGCATCTAGTGGTCGTAGGATTCAGAGATGGAGACTAGACAACTCAAACATGGATGGTGTTCTATACAAGGCATCTCATATCAACCACCCTTCTACACGTTGGGTCAGAGAGAATGCAATCCAGTATCAGTATGCATACGATATGTTTACTGCACTATGTGACGAATACACTTATCGTTATGGTCGTGTACATATGACTGATGATAAACTTAGAGACTTACTCAATGAAATACCAAACAACATTACACTAGGTTCTTATTCAGAACCACCCCAGTGTATGCCTGATGATGTAAAAGTTCTCGGAGACTCTATCTCTGCATACCATAAATACTATGCAAACTACAAGAAAGATTTTGCAAAATGGACTGATAGACCAGTCCCTAGTTTTATGAGTATATAATGCCAGCATACGATTTTTTAAATAATGATACAGGTGAGATTGAAGAACATATAATGTCTTACACTAAGTTAGACCAATTCAAAGAAGACAACCCACACCTTAAACAACAGATACTTGGAGCTCCAATGACCGTACATGGCCATGGAGACCGAGTTAAAGTAGATGGTGGATTCAATGATGTGTTGCAGAAGATTGGTTCTAATCATATAGACTCTCCACTAGGAGAAAGGTATCATAGAAAATCTGCAAAAGAAGTTAAGACAAGAGATACTATCAAAAAACATGTTGACTTACAGAACATTAAGTAGTATACTAAGACATGGATAATTTAATAGAACTACACGACTTAGAAAACTTACAGGAATCTATGACTCGTGTTCAAGAAAATGGTAAGAGATTTTACCAAACGCCTGAAGGTCAGAAATACCCAAGTGTTACAACAGTAACAGGACTACTTACTAGAGACCACATTAAATTGTGGAGAGAACGAGTAGGAGAAAAGGAAGCAAATAGAATATCTACTGGTGCAGCCAGAAGAGGAACTAGAATGCATTCTCTTTTTGAACAGTATCTAAGACAAGAAGAAGAATTGGTATTTGATAATATCATGGAGAGTTCTATGTTCAATGCAGTACAACCTGTATTGGATGAAATATTACCCATTGCACTAGAGGCAGGGATGTGGAGTGATTCATTACAGATGGCAGGACAAGTAGATTGTGTTGGTGTTTGGGACGATAAACTCTGCATCATTGACTTTAAGACAAGTGCAAAGTATAAAGAAGAATATATGGCAGACCCATGGTTCCATCAAATGACTGCATACGCAATCATGGTTGAGGAACTTACTGGAGAAGTCGTTGATGATATAGTTGCAGTTGTAGCTGTTGATGGTGGGGGTGTTCAAATATTTGAGGCAGACCCTTTAGATTATGTTGAAAAGTTATATGACTTAAGACAAAGATATGCAAATTTACACGGAGTATAAAAATGGCAGAAACAAGAGAATTTAATTTAGAAGGAGATTTCAATTGGAATAAGATAATCTCTAAAGGTGACGAGTGGGTAGAATCCCAAGCATACGATAGTGCATATGACACACTGTTAGAGTATCTATCAATCGATAGTGAAGAAGATGTAACAGAAGAAGTCTTAGATAAGGCAGACATTCTCATAGATTACCTAACAACTGATTATGCAGAAGGTGGTCTTGGTGTTCATGACACTAGTCCAACTTACTATGCATACTATAGTATAGTTAGAGATTGGAGAGACAACTTAGAGAGTGGATTTTAAGATGATTGAAGTAGGAAAAGAATATCATATCTATCCAAAGTTTAAAAAGTCTTACACTGAACGTGAAGTGTTTAAGAACAATGACAACGAAGATAGAGTAGTCATAGAAGCACTATGGAGAAGTGGTGCATATATCGTTAAGATTACTAACGAGGAAGAGAAGGAAATGTTGGAAGCATATCTTTCAGAAGATGCAACTGGTGACATGGAGCCATGTGAGTTCGAAGAGAATGAATTTTTAGAATCATTTGACGAGTGTGGACGTGACTATTATATCCACCTTGCAGAAGGTAGTGATGCAGACGAAGACGAAATGCAAGAACTACTTGAAGAAGAAGGACATGATTGGTTTTGGGAAAACAACTATGACTCATGGGATTGCGAACACTTCTTTGGACTGCCTTTAATTGCAGACGAAGTAGACCCCGACAACAGATACAACACAAGGTTTTAATATGATATCAAGAAAAGAATTTACTGAAAAAGTAGAACGTCTACTATCCCGTGGAAAGGGTGTTGACGTAATGGGTGCAATCGTTAGAGTTTGTGAAGAAAATAATTTAGAACCCGAAAGTGCTAAGAGACTTTTAACACCACCTCTTAAAGAGAAGTTAGAAGCAGAGGCACAAGGACTTAACCTAATCAATCGTGGTAGGACTAGTCAAGGGACAATCACACGATTTTATGAGGAGAAGTGAAAATGGAAATTAATGATATAGTATCAGTGGTTGCTACGAGTGGAGAATATGTCGGTAAATACAAAGGTATCGAAGAAGGAAATCTATCAATAGAAGACCCAAGAATGATTATTAGAAATCCCGAGAGTGGGGAGATGGGTTTTGCAAGAGGTATTGCAGTAACTGGTCAAGAGAATCCAACGTCAGTTGTATTTAATAACTATGTGTTTTGTGTGCCATGTAATGACAGTATAGTAAAGGCCTTTACAGAAGCAACATCTAAAATAGTAACACCACCAAAGTCTAGTATCATAACTTAATGACGAGTAGAGAAGGATATGACGCTTACACATTATACCTTGGGATAAAGTTACACTTCTATTCCAAGGATTATGATTTCATTAAGTATAATGGAAAAGTAAAATCAGACATCAACTCCTTCTTAAAACGAAAAGACAAATACCATTTTGGTAAGTTATTTAAAACTTACAAACAAGACTTGCAAGATTTTTATATTGCAAACTTAAGTCTTAAAGATAGTTGGGCTGGAGACCTATTAGATAATGAATGTGAACGAATTTATAAAGAGTGGAAAAAACGACAACAAAAATTGTCATATATGTATGAAACAGAACTCTCTGATATCCTACTTAAAAGAAACATTCAAAAGGTTCTTCAAGTAAAGAACGGACAACACCCTATACTATTAAAAGAATACATGGCAAAAAATGTTTCCTTAGAGACACTTTGCATAATGGATTCTATTATCGGATTTAGTTCCGACTGGGACAGACTCATATCAGAGAAGGTAGTCTATCCCGAAATACACATCAAGATTCAGAAGTACAAATCATTCATAGACTTTGACTTCAAAAGATACAAAAATAAAACAATAGAGTTATGTCAGGCGACATAAATAAAAGGTTCAATTATAATTAAAAACCACTTGACAGATTGGTGGTCAATAGTTATAATAGATAAGTGGACTTTAGGTAACTAAAGTCTTAATACAATGCGATACAATGTTATACAATAGGAGAATACAATGTCATCATTAGATAAACTAAGAGCAGCCATGGAAACTGCTTCACCTACAGAAGGTGCAAAAAAATCCTACGCAGATGAAAGGTACTGGAAACCTGAACTAGATAAAACTGGAAACGGTTTTGCTGTAGTAAGATTCTTACCAACACCCCAAAACGAAGAAATGCCTTGGGTCAGTTATTTTGACCACGGTTTTCAAGGGCCTGGTGGTTGGTATATTGAGAAGTCTTTAACGACTCTTAATAAAAAAGACCCAGTGTCAGAGTACAATACCCAGTTATGGAATACAGGTATTGAGGCAAATAAAGAGATTGCTAGAAAACAGAAGAGAAGACTTCATTATGTTTCTAACGTCTTAGTTGTTTCAGACCCTAAGAATCCCGATAACGAAGGTAAAGTATTCTTGTATAAATTTGGAAAGAAAATCTTTGAACAACTCAAAGAGGCTATCTCTCCTGCATTTGAGGATGAACAGGCAATTAACCCTTTTGATTTAAGGGAAGGTGCTAACTTCAAAATCAAAATTAGAAAAGTGGACGGTTACTGGAACTATGATAAATCAGAGTTCGATTCAACTGCACCATTATTCGAAGACGAGGATAAGTTGAACGAAACATTTAGTTCTGCTCATTCTCTAACGGATATTATTGCGCCAGATGAGTTCAAAACTTATGATGAACTCAAAGAGAAACTCGATAGAGTTTTAGGATTAACTGGTTCAGTATCCACATCAACTGCAGAGTCAGTTGCAGAAGACTTGGAAGAAGTGCCATGGTCTAATGTCAACACTGAATCTGTTGCAGATGAACCTGTAATCTCATCAGCAGAATCAACTTCAAGTAGTTCCGAAGATGATGAAGCGATGGATTACTTCAAAAAACTTGCTTCCGAGTAAGTTTTTTAAATGGGGTTGTTGACATATCATTATGTGTCCTTGAATAGTCAACAACGAACTGGTGACGAAGGTATGGGGTCAACCAGTAAGGGAAAGATACATGGGGTCAAAGCGGATGTATCGGTTAAGAGCGGGAATGCTGTAAAGTGAAGGGGCGACTTAACATCTAATTTAAAGAGAGAAATATGCCAGAAGTAAAACCAAGAGTAGATAGAAAAAGTAATAATACAGAACCATTTGATAGAATGTTAAGACGTTTTAAAAAGATGTGTGATAATGCAGGTATTGTACAAGAGGTTAGAGATAGAAAGTATCACGAGAAACCTAACGATACTAAGAATCAGAAGAACCAAGATTTAAAGAGAAGGAAAAAGTTAAACAAGAAGAGAATGCAATCTGCTTCTTTTAGAAAAATAAGATAATGAGTAATTGGCATGGGGGAAAAGGTTCCAAGAGAAGGAACTCAAACGAAGAAGCCTATGCAGATAACTGGGAGAAAATCTTTGGTAAAAAGAAACCCGAACTCAAAGTAAGAAAAGAGACACCAAGTCATGGTGCATCACAAGTCCATTCGGACAAAACAAAATACAATCGAAAGAAAATTAAGAGTACTTAACTTCTACTAGTCTCGCAGTATCATCAGGATTTCTGAAACTATGTCTACCAGTTGTATATGTTTTATTGTTGTTATTCACAACACTAGTATTAATTGAATCTACACCATTACTACCTTGTGAAGAATTTGGTGTCATTCCAATATTTGAAGCATTCTTAAGAACAATTTCTGTAGGTGTTCCATCATTCATAACACCCTTATACTTTTTAAGTGCAGACAACACCATCTTTTCTTTTTCTTCTGTAGAAGCATTTGAACTATCAATCATTGCTAATTCTTGTGTTAGGGTTTGAGCTCCATTATCGAATGTTGCAAGTTTATCTCCTGCTCTTCCACCAATCATTGCCCCACCAATACCAGTAAGTAAACTAGCAGCGAGAATACCCCAACCAACAGGATTTGAACCCAGTACAACTGCGGCTGCGGCTGGTGCGGCTGCACCTAATAGACCACCTGCCCAACTACCAATACCACGTCCAACACTTCCTCTTTTGTTTGCAGATTCAGCATCTTCAACCATCTTTAAATTATCGCCAGATAATAGTCCATCTTTCTCTAACCCGTCTATACCTTTACCATATTGGTTTTGGTCATATGCATCAAAACCATAATCTATTCCAGCACCTGCGATTGGTAGTTTTGCAAAGGCACCTCTTGTAAATGATTTACTTAGTGCCATTTGTGAATTGGCCCTCTTCATAAGGTCTTGTCCTTGTTTAGAATCTATAAACATATCCAACTGGTTTGGATTTATGTTTAACATCTTATTCAAATACTCGGGATTATTTTTAAAGATATATCCCATCTTTTGAGACCACTTCTTGTAGAAATTAGTTCTTTTGTCTAATGTCCCATCATTGTTAAATAACCTATCAACTTTCTTTGCATCACTAGCATCAAAGTTATCTAGTTCTGATGTGAACGAACCTCGCATACCATATGACTCTGCACCTTCTGTTACTACCTCATCAGGTCTAACCAGTGGTATGGAATTTCTATAACTATCCATTGACCTACCAAGGGCTGCACCTGCTTCCATACCAACACCAACACCAGCATTAGAAACTGCTTCATTTGGGTTGACGGGGTCAATTGGAGGACTCTTTAGCGGAGTAGGAGTGTCTTCATCATTAAAAAGCATTGGGA